TTCAGGTAATAATAATTTTTTAATTACATTAAAAGTATATTGTTTTTGCAAATCATTTATTTTTTCTATATTTTCTACAAATGGTTCTATTAATATTATTCTTGTATTATTTATATATTTTTTAAATATATTATCTATGTCATTGTAACCATATATAATTATAGTTTTTTTGCATTCTGACATCTATTGATTCTTACTATAATAATTCTATAAAATAAATATAATAAATAGACTTTAAATTTATATTATGATTTTTTTTTATTTTTCTATAATAAGCTGTTTATATGGATTCGTCTAAATTTAAAATACCGAGTATTTCTTCATTGCACGATGAAAAAAATACAAAAGAAAAAGCAAGACTTGATATGTTTAAAATTGTATTAAATAAATGTATAGAAAAAATTATTTATACAAATAGACATACTGATAAAACATTTGTAATTTTTGAAGTTCCAAGAATTTTAATAGGATATCCTATATATGATATGAAATCTTGTATAGTTTTTCTATTACAAGAGTTAACTAAAAACAATTATTATGTAGAATTTATAGAACCATTTTATCTATATATAGATTGGGGGTCTTATAATTTGAAAAAAAATTCTAATACTTTTAAAAAATATAGCGATATACCAGAATCTAAAAAAAACACTATTAAATTTAATGAAGAATTGATAAAAAAAACCCTTTCAGGACAACAAATTGAATTTGTTTATGAAGATGTTTTATCTAATATTAAAAAAAGAAAAAAGAAAAAAAAAGGTAAAAAATAATTTTATATTTTACTTGTAATGATATTTCAAATAAAATATAATCTTACATTAAATGAAATTAATTATTTATTAGATTTCATTAATTCTAAAAATGATAAATTTTGTTATGAGTTAGGATACCTAAATTATTCATTTTCTTTCATAGATTTTCTCACAAAAAACAATGATTTTATATGTATTTATTTATATGATGAAAATTCCCCTAAAATAGATCTCGATTATAAAAACGATGATAGTTTATATGGATTTATTTTAGCACGTAAAACAAAATTATATATACAAGATCATATGTCTATAGACATAAATATAAAAAAAATGACAAAGGAATTTTCAGGATTTGAAATATTATATATTGATTTTATTTATTTAAAACCAAATTTTAATACAAATTTTAGTTTCAATACAATTAAAGATAAACTAAAAGATGAATTTGAATATTATATATATAATATTAGCAGATGTAATCAATCTTTTTTATGTAAAAAATATTATTATTATAGACCTATAATCTTAGATATTCTTGATAAAATCAATATATTAAATAAACATATTTTAACAGATACATTCACAAAAGTGTTTAATACATTTACATATCCTATGAATTTTAATCAAGACAAAATAATAAAATTTAATCCTGTAATAAATGAAGACGAAATGAAATTAATTGAAAAAAGGTTATTATTATATCAAACTTTTAATTTTCAAGTATTTAATTTAATAGAATACAAAGAAATTTTAAATATATTTCAAAATAATGCATTTTATAAATTTTTAATATATGATTCTTACACTAATGAACTTTCAGATTTTGTTTGTTTAGTTTCAAATGAATATTTAAGTTCATTTCAAAATGATGGAAATAAATGTATTAATGCACATTTTTATACTGGGTTTTTTAATTATTCAGATTTTTCCGATTATTCTGATATTGCTTACAAATATCATATTCTTGAATATATATGTTATTATGCTAAACAAAATAATTTATTTGATATGATGACCATATTAGACGATTTAACAAAATGCAAAATAAGTACCAAATTTTTAAAATCTATAAAAAAGAAATATATAATGGAAAACAATTTAAATTTAAATAAGAAATATTTAGAAAAAATATGTTTATCTATACAATAATTTAAATAATTTTTTAAATTTAGTAAATAAAATCTTTAGTAAATGTAAGTATAATTTGATATTTAATAATAATTATGAATGAAGAATTTTTAATTGTTAATAATCAAAAAATAAATAATATAGATATTACAAATACTAAAGAAAAATTAGGAGAAATAATATTCAAACAGTATTCTGGTTTAAATACTGAGAATTTTGTTTTTAGAAAAACAAATGATAAAAATTTACATATTTCTCTTTTTAAATTAAACGGAATCTATTATATTAATATAAATGGAGAACATATAATAGACTATAAAAGGTTTAAAAATATTCAATGTATTTCTCAAATTGAAAATCACGTTTTAATAAAAAATTCTTATATTGGCCAACTAAAAATATCAAATTGCGATATAGATCTATTCAAAAAATCATTATTTGTGTTGGCTGAATGGATGAAGAAAAAAACATCCTTTGTTAATGATTTTTTTTATTATTTATTTTATTGATTCATTTTAATTATTTTTTTTATTGTATATTAATAATATAATATATAATGTCAAGATCTTTTACTGTAGATAGTGTATTAACCGTTTCTGGTAATAAACTTCGTTTTAAAGGAGGTAGATACATTTCAGAAATCCCTTCAAATGCTGCACGCAAAGCATTTTCGAAAATTACAAAAAATATGAAAGGTCGTGTTGTATTAGAAATTCATTTAAGAGAAACTACTCAAAATTCATTACATAAGATTTACAAATATAAAATTACACGTATTAACAAACCAACTGAAGTTAAAATAGGTGATCAAACTATTTTACATAAATATGTAACTAAAATCAAAGTATTATAATTTATTTTTTATAACATAATAAATTATAATTTAATCAAATATCTTTTTATAATGTATTTCCAGTTAATACTTGTGTAACACTCCTATATTGTTTTTGTCCTTTAATACTTTCACTTTTAGGTCTTTCCATTTGTTCTGGTTGTTTACTAACATCTCTTAAATAATCTAAATATTGTTGTAATTGAGATACTAATTTTGGAACAATATTATTAAATACAATTTGATTTAATCTATCAACTTCATTAGTATATTTTACTATTAATTCCTTTTTTTCTTCGTCTGACATTTTTTCATTTATTATTGGTGGATGAGAACTATATTCTAAAAACACTGAACGCATTATCACTAATAATTCGCTAACAGATTGTTTATCTATAACTTCATTTGTATATTTATAAACTAAAAATCTAATAACATTATCTACATTTTCTATGTTTTTTTTTGAAAAAAATAAATCTGTTAATAAACTATCAGTATATAAATTTTTAAACAAAAATCTTGTATTAGATTCTGCTGTCAAATTATCTTGTTCTGTAAATTTAAATTTACCAGGTGATTTTAAATTTTCTAAACTTTCAATTGGTCTTGTTCTTTGCTCATGAACACTTAATAATGTTCTTTCATCTAATGGAAAATCATTAATACTTTCAAACTTACTTGGATGAAATAATGTAGACTGTTGATATATTTTATATATATTACTCATATTTCTTTAATTACTTACTTACTTACTATAAATAAAAAAATATATAAGAAATATCTAATTTATTATTCAAGTGTTATTTTTAATATTTTTTGATTTATATCATTTATTGAACATCTATTATAATAATTTATATTTAACATGTCTAAAAATAAATCCTTTATAATACACGAATCATTATCATTAAAACCATAATCCATAGGATCTTCAAAAATAAAACTTGACAATTTATTGTTTACTCTATCTCTTTTAAATTGTAAATATAATTCATCTTTGTATTCATCAGCTATATCCCATGGCATTTTATTATATATGAAATTATACAATAATATACCACAACACCATATATCTACCTTATCAGACATATAAGATGCTTTCCACATTTCTGGTGGTATATAATATTCAGTTCCCTTTATACCTTTATTATAAATTATATTTTTCCCCTTTCTAAAAAAACAACTATGACCAAAATCTATTAATTTTATTTTATTTTCAATAGGATTAAGTAATATATTTTCTAATTTTAAATCCATGTGTGCTATACCCATTGAATGCATATATTTAACAGCATTTATAACTTGTATATAATATTTAAAATATAATTTCGCATTATAATTTTTCTGTACAAAATAATAGAATAAATCCTTTGAATTTTCATACTTGTATAAAAAACTTAGATTCTTAATATCTATTCCTTCTATTTTAATTATATTAGGATGCTTTAAAATTTTATTTATAATATATTCTCCTATTATAGCTTTTTTTGCTTTCTTTTCAAACGATTCATTATTACAATTATGTTTTTGGGGATTTTTAATTATTTCTTTTATTACATAAAATTTATTACATATATGATTTTTTGATTCTTTACATTTATATAAATTAACATTTGCTGTACCGCCATTTCCCAGTTTTTTTATTTTTTTTAACTTGCATTCAATAGAATCTACTAATATAAAATCAAAAGGCATCTTTAACATTCTAATTTATTAAAAATTAAAATTTTAAATAATTTAATTAAACTTTTTTCTATGATTAAAGTAAGTATGGATTTGTTTAATATAAATAAACAAAAAATTTTATATGTGATTTTATTCATTCTTATAATTTATTTTTTAAAATTTCCAGTGTTTTTTAAACCAAATGGTAAAACAAGAGAATATGGAATTGGTATAGATTCTGAAGGATTTTCTAAAACACTTTACACTTTCCAATTTTCTATTATTATTATAGCTTTATTTTTAGTTATAAGTTTTAAATAATTATGAGTTTTGATTCTGACTTTGCACTTCATTTTTAGTTATTAAAATTATACTTTATTTTTAAAATATTTCTGAAGTTATTTCACATTGATTCATAAGATCTCTAATCATGCAAATATCATAATAACTTTCTTCAGAATATCCTTTATTGTTTTTAATAATATTTATGTTAAAAATATATATATCCATTAAATAACGTTTGTAATTAATTAACAGCTGTGATATTTTTATACCATGTAATTCCTTTTGTATCATTGTATTTGGATCTTCTCTTTGGAAAATTATTCTTTTTTCTATAAACCAAATAATATAAATATAATTTAAGCT